GGCCGCTACGAGATCTACCGCCAACTGGAGAGCCGCAAGGACATGTACGGCCAAATGCCGTACCCCAACTCGTTTGACGTAACAGGCCCCACGGGCGGCAACTACGAGCTAGTTGAAACTGGCGCTTACAGTTTGGGCGAAATTCCCCTCGTAACCCTTTACTCGAACAAGACCGACACGCTGGTCAGCAAACCCCCACTACTGGACATCGCCTACCTAAACCTGGCCCATTTCCAACGCCAAGCCGACCTGATCCACAGCCTGCATGTCGCCAGCCAACCCATGCTTGTCCTCGAAGGCTGGGACGACCAAACCAAGGACCTTGCCATTAGCGTTAATTATGCGTTGGCGATGCAGCCCGGCAACAAGGCTTATTACGTGGAGCCTGCGTCTAGCGCTTTCGAGGCCCAGTCAAACGAAATAAAAGAACTGCAGATGCAGATGGCGACGCTGGGCATCAGCACTCTGAGCCAGCAAAAGTTTGTCGCCGAATCTGCCGACGCCCGCCGCCTGGACCGCGTCGACACCAACTCGATGCTGTCGATGGTCTCGATGGATCTACAGCAAACGCTGCAAGGCGCCTTCAACCTGGCCGCCAACTACCTCCAGCTGGAGCCCCCCAAGGTCTACGTAAGCCGCGACTTCGACATCGACCGCCTGATCGGCCAAGACATTACCGCCCTGACGACACTGTTTACGCAGCAGGTAATCGACCGCGAAGAGTTCCGCGACATCCTGCGCCAAGGCGAAATTCTGTCAGCCGGCGTCTCAATGGACGACGATAACGAAGCCACCGAGTCTGCAGAGGAAGAAGCCCGCGAAGAAGAGGAAGAAAATTCCTCCGACGGAATATCTGCCTACCAGATGGAGCGTCTAATCCAAGCAATGATGGGCTGACGGGATGGCCACCAAACAGGACTACCTGACGCTGGCCCAAGTCACCGCGCTCGTCAAACTCAGCAAAAAACTCAAAAATCTCACGACGCTGCTATCCGGCGACGGTCCTCCAGACGACGCGGGCAGTTCCGGCGACTGGTACATCGACCGCCGCACCAAACAGCTTTACGGCCCTAAGTCCAGCAACGGCTGGCCTAGCGAGCCCGTTGCACTTGGCACAAAAGACACGAACGGCCGCCTCCGCACCACGCAACTAACAATCAGCGGCAACCAAGCGGAGGCCGCCAAGGGAGACACAGGCCCTGCAGGACCAACAGGCGCTACTGGCCCTGCCGGCCCCACCGGACCCGCTGGCCCAACCGGCGCAACCGGCCCAACAGGTTCAACTGGCGCAACCGGCCCTGCGGGACCTGCAGGTCCACAAGGCGACACCGGACCTACCGGCCCAACTGGAGCAACAGGTCCCCAAGGCCCCCAGGGCGAACAAGGCCCGATTGGTCTGACCGGCCCAGCAGGTCCACAAGGCGAAACAGGCCCTGCCGGCCCCACGGGCCCACAAGGCGAGACAGGTCCCCAAGGTTTAACGGGCGCTACAGGTGCCACGGGCGCCGCCGGCCCTACTGGTGCTACAGGACCTGCCGGCAGCAACGCTACTGTGACCGCCGGCAACGGCATCGCAGTCAGCGACGGCGTTGTTTCCCTGAACTCCAACTTTCTTACAACAAACCAGTTCATCCAACTACCAACTGGCACAACCGCACAGCGCCCGAACACCCCAGCCACAGGCATGATCCGCTTCAACACCAGCGCTGGCGCCTTCGAGGGCTACACCGGCACCGCGTGGGTGAATTTGTCCCCGGCCAACATCGACGACGTTGGCGCAACGATTACCTAATCTTCTTTTGTTGTAGACTAGAACTGCACTATTTACAGTCCGCTGGTGAAGAGCCTGGATTACGTGCAGCAACCGGACGGCAGTTTCCGCTGGGAAATGGTCGAGATGGACGAAGCTGCGCGGGCTGCAAAGCCTGAACCCGAAAAACCCGCTCGCCGGGCCCCGAAAAAGGCCATCAGCGAGCCTGTTTTCGTCGAACCCACTACCGAAACCCCCGAGTTCTAACGCATGGAAGAGCAAGTCATCCAGACGCCCGTGGCGCCTGAACCCCAGCCTGTGGCTGGAGCCGACACCGCTCAACCCACTCTTGATGTCTCGGGCATCAAGGCTGAGTACGAGTCCCAGATCAATGCCCTAAAGGTCCAAGCGGCCGAAGCCGACGAACGTTTCCAAGGCATCAAGGCAAAGCTGGACGAGGTCTACAAAAAACAGGACGACCAACGCAAGAAGGTCCTCCAAGACCAAGGCCAGTGGAAAGATCTCTGGGAGGAAGCCAACAAAACCGCCCAAGAAAAAGACACGCAGATCGCCGAACTCCACCGCCAACTGGAGGACCTTCGCACGTCTAACGAAGCCGCAACAATGCGCACAGCTGCGATGTCGGCTATCAGCCAAGCTGGCGCAATTAACGCCGAGCAAATGCTGATGTTGTTGCAAAACAACCTCCGCAAAAACGAAGGCGGCAGCGTCGTTGTCCTCAACGGCGGCGTGGAACAAGACCTTCAGGCATATCTAAACAACCTGAAGAACCCAGGCTCCGGCTTCGAGCACCACTTCAAACCTAGCTCTGCCGCTGGAATGGGCGCCAAGCCCAACCCCACCTCTACCGTCGCTCCGGGTATGAACAACCCCTGGAAGGAAGGTAGTATTAACTTAACGCAGCAGATGATGCTGTCCGCCCAAGACCCTGAACTCGCAGCAGTGCTGAAGAGGGAAGCCGGTCTTTAAGCCTCAGTGAGGCACCACCACCCAAGTCTGTGACTGGGACGCAAACCCCCTGACCTTTCGGAGGCCCAATGGCTGCTCCTTTCCAGAACTATTCCGGCGGTGTCCTTCTGGCGGACATCGTCAAGCGCAATAACCTCAGCACCTATGTGTCTGAGGCGATCAAAGAGCGTTCGCTCTTCATCAAGAGCGGCGCCGTTGTGCGCAATGCTCTGCTGGATGCCCGCGAAGGCGGCACCCGCATCCAAGTCCCCGAATTTAACCCGACTGCTCCCACCGAGGAGATCATGAACGGGACGGCCACCTGGGGCACCAGCAACGCCGGCTATCTGACCCCTCAGAAGATCGGCACAGGTACCCAGATCGCCACCATCTGCCATCGCGGCTTTGCGTATGCAGTGGACGACGTCGCAATGCTCGCGGCCGGTGAAGACCCCATGCTTCACATCCGCAACCAGCTTGCCGACGCGATCAACAAACTGAACAGCCAGCGTCTGTTCAGCCACCTGTACGGCCTGTTTGGTGCTTCCGACACCAACAACGGTCCTCTGGGTGCCAACGGTCTGTATAAGGGCAAAGGCACCGCTTCTGGTGCCACCGAAGTCAACTTCCTGACCGCTGCCACCATTGCCGAAGCTCGCGCCCGCCTTGGCGAGCGTGGCGACGAAATGGACATCCTGGTTGTCCACCCCTCCGTCGGCTACTACCTGTATCAGGTGGGTATGCTGACCTTTAGCACCTCGGCCCTTGCGGCTTCCGGCGCTGTTGTTTGGGGCGGTGGCGGCGTGGGCATCGGTGCCCGCAGCATCGGCGAATTTGCCGGCTGCCGCGTGATCATCGACCCCCTGGTCAACACTGTTGCTCCTGGCGACAGCGGCGACCAGCGTGAGTTCAACTGCTACCTGCTGAAGAGCGGCACCATCCTTGAGGGCGTCCAACAGGACCTCCGCATCGAAGCTGACCGCAACATCCTGTCCAAGCAGGACGTCCTCTCGGTCGACTACCACAGCGCCTACCACGTGATGGGCACCAAGTGGATCTCGGCCTCGGACAACCCGACCAACGCCAGCCTGTACGACAAGGACAACTGGCAGGCCACCTACGACATCGACCTTATCCCGCTGTCGCGCATCGTGGTCAACAGCCCCCTAGACACCAGCACCATCTGATCTTCGATCAGATCTTTACTGGCCCCACCTTCGGGTGGGGCTTTTTCATTGCCGCTACACTGAAACAAAGACGGCCGCCGTGCAGTGCCAGCCACAATTAACGCCACTTTGAGTTCTGCATCGGCCAACAGCTATGTAACGCTGGCCGAAGCTGACGCCTACTTCGAGACAATTCCCGACTCGTCCACCTGGACCACAAAAACGACCGACCAAAAAAACCGCGCTTTGATCTCAGCAACGCGCTGGATCGACAGCCTGAACTTTTACGGCGACCGCTGCGATAACGGCCAGGCCTTGAAGTGGCCCCGCAACAACTGGCTGATCGACCGCGTCGAACTGGTCTGCAACGTCATCCCGAAAGAAATCAAGTTCGCCACCTACGAACTGGCGCGTGAACTGGCAAACGACACCGACGCCATCACCAACACTCAAAACGACCCAGACCAGCTGTACAAAGAGGTCGAACTTGGCGAACTGCGCGTTCAGTACAAAGAAGGCCAAGCCAACGGCGTGATCAACAATGTCTTCGACGTCTACCCCTGGCTGCAGGCATACTTAGGCGCTTACACGATCGGTGGCGCCGGCGGCTTCCAACTCCGCGCCTTCCGAGGCTGACATGGGCCTAATCGACACGACCTTCGGTTCTATCCCAGCCTCCATCCTCGGCGACTGGGGCCAGACCATCACGTACATCAAAACCGTCACACCTCGCACCTACAACCCAACCACTGGCGCCATCACCGGCACAGACACTAATGTTTCGGTCAAGGCTGTGATCACGCGCATCAATCCACGCGAATCCGAGGGCCTGTACCAGACCACCGATCTCAAGGTGATCATTGGAGCGGCCGAGCTTGGGTCTTACTATCCCACTGAGGCCGACCGCATCCAATACACCCAAGACAGCGTTACCCGCGAGGCCAAGATCATCGCCATCACTAGCTACCGAGGCGACAGCCCGGTGATGCACACTCTCATCGCGAGGCCCCAATAATGGCACGCAACGATTTCGGCAAACTCCTAAAAGAGCTGGACCGCGTTGCCGCTACTACGGTTTACAACGGCCCCCGCGCCGCCTCCGAGCGTGTCGTGCGCGAACTTCAAAAAGCAGGCCCCAGCTGGAGCGGCGAGTTCTCCAACTCTTGGCAAATCGCCACCCCATCTACAACTGTTCGCGGCCCCGGCACTCCAGGCGAGCCAAAAAACTTGGTTGCTCCAACACTGACAGGCCGTGAAGTCACCAAGAGCTTCTTGCTTAAGGACAG